GAGGCGAACGGTGGCCACGCGCCTGTCCGAGCTAGGCGCTCCGCCACACGTTATAGAAAAGCTGCTCGGACATCAGATGGGAGGGGTTATGGCCAGATACAACCTTCATGACTATATGGACGATCAGCATGAATGGCTGGATATCTGGCAGAAGCACCTGCAGGAGATTATTGGATATCCCCTTTAGTGAAGTTGACCTTATCTTCCCATGACTTAATCTCCGATTCACGCCACCGCTTAGGGTTCCCTGGTATAGTTGGTTTCGGGAAAGGGCATGAAAAGCATGATGGCATGCGTTTCGGTGTGCTCCAGAAATAGAGCGTGCTGCGGGAAATTTTGTAACGGGCAAGGATTTCGCTTGTAACCAGGATGCTGTCATTCATCTGTGTTCTCCAGGCAAAAAGAAGCCCGGCGCGGGGCCGGGCAAAAGGGATAACGGAGCAGTGCTTTCGCACCCAATAGCCAGCTCATAACTGGCTATCAGTTGCGTTATTCATCGAAATTGGAGAAGTCATAACTTCGTGTTCGAACAGCAACCCAGCTAGGGTTAGACCTCCCTGTCTTTACTGCTACATGCCAATGCGAGTACGACATGAGCTGCGTATTACTACGCCAGTGATCCATCCCAAGTAGCCGCCGAGCGGCCGAATTTCTCTTCATAATCTCTCCTCATGCCGCACGCTGGGCGCGCAGCTTCTTCAGGTGCTCTGCTGTTTCGATTTCTTCGGCGATCCGCTCGGCCTGTGCTTTGGTCAGCGGTTCGAATTCGTGTTGAAAGCGGCCCATGCTGGCAATGCAGGTGCGGCCGTTGCGGATGTAGTGGATGACTTCGTGGGTAGCGCGGAGGATTTTGCAGGGCGCGCCGTGGGGATCGGCGTACCAGGTATTAGGCTGGATTATCCTGAACATGCGGGCCACCTTTTACGAAAATCACCCAGTGGGTTTTGTCAGCCTTGCCGGTGCGCTGCCAGATGACCGGCTTCTCGTCGGTAAGCGCCAGGATATTGCTTACCGGGATCTGCGTTTCGTTCCATTTGAAGATGAGCACACCGTGTGGTAACAACACCCTGAACGCTTCGGCGAAGCCTTTACGTAAATCATCTCGCCATGTTTCTTTGTTGAGCCGCCCGTACTTTTTCCCCATCCACGCGTTATCACCGACACGCTCGAGGTGCGGCGGATCGAAGACGACGACAGGAAAAGTGTTATCGGCAAAGGGAAGGGCGCGGAAATCAGCAATAAGGTCCGGGCTTATAACCAGCTGGCGACCGTCGCAAAGCTCATGCTGTTCGACGCGGATATCACTGAACACCGCGCGCTCGTCCTGCTTGTCGAACCAGAACATGCGAGAGCCGCAGCACATGTCTAAAATCGAATGCTGCATCACATCCCCCTCTGCTTATTCTTCAGCTCTATAACGCCCTGGCACTCCGCGCATGTCTGGCAGCCGGGAACGGCGGCGCGCCGCGGCGCCGGGATGTCTTCGCCGCATTCCGCGCAATGCTCAGCTGATACGGCGTTACGGTCGATGCGGTGAGCGGAAAGGGCAGCGTTACGCTGAAGCTCTTCAATCTCTGCTGCGGTGTCGATGATGTCCATGGTCAATGCTCCCGGAACTGTCGGTTAATTCGGTTGAAGGTAAACGCCAGCAATAAAAAAGGCCGCTTTAGCGACCTGGTGATTAGTGCCTTCATGCGGCGCACTCCAGTTCTGCGAGCCCACCGCGCACTGCATCAATGATGCGTTCGAGGTATTGATAATGATGGTTCGGCACTGACGGCCATTTTGCGTACCATGGATCATCGCCTAGCAGGTTAAGCAGCTTGTCGCCGACGAGATAATTGCAGCAGCTCGCCTTCACATCTTCAGCATCTTCAGCCTCATCCCACATTGATCGGGCTTCATTGCCGTCAATTTCCTGCTCACGACGCAGCCGGATAATCTCACCCTTAACGAAAGCAAGGTTGGCATCATTGTCATCATCTATTGTGCTTTGCAGCTGCGGATCGAAATAGCCGATAAGGTACTCATTACTGACGCGCTTAATGAAGTCCTGAACAGTGTCACCACCCATAGCAAACCAAGCCCCGGTCCACGCCTTACCGAAGCAGGTGATGGTGATGCGACCCTTACCGGGCTCATAGTTTTCAATCATCACCCTGACCGGGTCGAGGCGTTCAACATCTGAAATGGTAAACGCCAGAACATCGCTTTTTTCAACCTTCACGATTCAACTCCGAAGCGGCGATTAAGCCTGCCTATGTATACGACGAACTCCAGGAGGCTAACTCCCAGAGCTTCTATTTTCTTGTGATGCTTGTTGATGATGGGTGGCACCGTTTCGTTCCAGTTAGGCTTTGGCTTCTTGCGTATGGCCTGCTGTATTTCCTCGGTGCAGCGGCGGCAGGCGGCGCGGATGGCGTTGTCTGTTTCTGGCGTCATAACCCCTCCATATAGGCTCGGATGAATTCAGCCGCAGCCTGTGCGTTTATGGCATTACCGTAGCCTTTGAGTCGGCCGACGCGGTTGCTGCTTGCCACTCTTGCCACCCCGGACTCGACTCGTCCCATGCGCGCGGCAGCCCCATCAACCAGCGGGAATGAGCCGGGTTCAACTGGACGCCATTTGCCATCTCGACATAAGAGCCAGTCCGCATCTCGCCAAAAACCGTTAACCTCAAGGGGCAACATAGGCTCGCCGCCCATCCGATTTTGTTCGGTGCCTCTCGCCCATCCCCACTCATTTGCACTGTCGTTGCATTGGTGATGTAGTTGACCTGTGGCGTTGGCCAACCGGTTAATGCCGCTGCCATCGAGAAAGGCATCCCTCCCTGTGCGTAACGTTTCTCCCTCATAGCTGATTCGGTGGTTGGAGTAGGCCAGGCGGTCAGTACAGCAAAATCCTGTAGGTTTGGCTGTCGTCCTGCTTCTTTCCGAGCCATTACCTTTAGCCAGTCCTGGTAACAGTTTTTGACATTGTGCGCTAACGGACTCGGCCACCCAATAAGCTCGTTCTCTGATGTGCGGCGCGCCGATGCTCGCTGACGTAAACGGCACAAGCCCGAAGGCGTATCCCATTCCTTCCAGGTCAGCTTGTACAAGGTCGAACCATGTGTTTGCGTTACCGCTTGCAACCTGTTCGCCAAAGACATGCTGAGGTCTGCGCTCGCTGATGAGGTGGAAGAAGTGGGGCCATAAGTGCCGCTCGTCAGCAAACCCATCGCCTTTGCCTGCCGCGCTGAAAGGCTGGCACGGGCAGGAGCCGGTCCAGACTGGTTTATCGTCAGGCCATCCGGCGAGCCGAAGGGAATGAGACCAGACGCCAATTCCGGCAAAGAAGTGGCACTGCGTGAATCCTCGCAGGTCGTCAGGTGTGACATCTTCAATACTCCTTTCATCAACCTCGCCCGGGGCGATATGACCGCCGGCGATCAGGTTACGCAGCCATTGCGCAGCGAACGGGTCGATTTCGTTGTAATAAGCTGCTGGCGTCATGCGGCCTCCCGGCGGGCGAGAAGTTTCGCCCCGAAAGCCATAAGCTCGTCCCGCTCAACCGTTGCGAAGTGGCAGTGTGTACGCGGGTACGGTCGCCAGATGATGAGCATCGACCCTTTGTTATTTCCCGATACTGGCTTACCTGTGACCGGGTTGATAAATGCCAGCCGCCCAGCGGTGATGAAGCGAACCTCGCTGGCGGTCTGGATAGCCTCCTTAAACCAGCCAACCGATGTGTCTGCCGGTACCAGCATGACCGTGCCGATCTGGTTGGCGCTCTCGGAGGCGGCCTTTTTAACAAACGGCATGATGTCGCTGTATGGCGGGTTCAGCCAGACGCAGCCGGGAATGCTCAGGTAATCAGCCCATGGCGTTTCGAGCGTGTTCTGCTCGGCGGTGATGAACTTCCGGCACAGCGCGTTATGCGGCGCTGCGGCGGCATCAAGCTGGAAGCAAAACTCAGCATCAAGGGAAGCGAAAAGGGCTGGTGGTGTGCGCCAGAGGTCGCGCTGATCCGCTGGCGTGTTACTTCCGGTGTAATCGGTCATGCATCCTCCTGCTCCGGATCGTTAACATCCCAGCCATTACGCTCAATATTGGTTTGCAGCCGATTATCTCCGACCTCTTCAATGCTGCGGCCGGTAATCTCTGCAACTTCAGCGTTTGAGTGCCGCCATAGCAGCGCCAGCTCTTCGAGAGACCACGCTTTCATAGCACTGACTCCATTTCGTCGATGTAGAGGCCCTGAGCAATCAAGCGGCGACGGCGTGCGGCACGTTCAATGCACTCCTGCCGCCTGCCTTCCTGCGATTGCTCTATGGCGCGCCGGGTGAACAGCCGCGATTTGCCCTGCGGCGTTACAACCTTCGGCTTCGTGACGAGGTCGAAAGTGCGGTCGCAGATGCCGTCCTCGTTGATCCATTTTTCCGACTCAACGATCTGCGCTATCTGTCCGGTGCCGCGGGTAATGCCGTTGGCTACCCGGTTAAACTCAATCAGCGTTACGCCAAACTTTTCAGCGATTTCGCTGCCGGTCACCGGGCGGCCGCGCGTTTGAATCATCCAGATAACGCGTTCACGTAGACCGGAGAATTGCCCTTTTCGCCCGGGCCGGCGGTAGAAGGATGTGCGTTTCATTTCCACTGTTCCCCGAATGTAAAGCCGATTTCCGCCAGCGCCTCGTCCATCTTCTCGATGAACTCCGGCACCATTTCGTTGAAGTCGGAAATGTACTGCTGATCCCGCTCAACGACGACGTGATGAATACCTTCGCGCTTCATGCGCGGGTCGTAGTTGGCAAAGAACCATGCGTCTTTTCCGGTTACCCACATGCTGTACTGCACCTGTGCCATGTACGCAGACTTGATGGCTTCGAAACCGCCAAGGCGGAATTTCATGAAGTCGCGGGAGGTGAACGGGCATTTCAATTCGAGGCCGAAATCGTTACTGCACAGGCCGTCAGGGGAGCACGCGGTGCGCATGCTCTCGTCACGGAACAGGATCGGAGACTCCGTGACTTTCACGTCAGTGGTGAACTCGAAAAGGGTGCGGGCGTCTTCCTCGTACTGCTTGCCCCAAGCGAGAGCCTTGGCGTTAACCTCTGGCGCTACGCCAGTGCATACCTCGGCGAGCAGCGTGTGGAAGTAGGACATTTTCATATCTGTCCACTTTTTCCCCGATCTTGGCTTGGAAATGACGTTATGCACTTCAGAGGCAGTAATGACGCCGAGGCGCAGCCGGTGCCACGCCTCATCGCCCTGTTGGATATTGGTTACGTCAACACCGGTACGGGCAAGGATAATTTCTGGTGTCATGTCAGCAGTCCTTATGGTCATCCCATGGTCCGAATCCACCCACGTAAATGAAACCTCTCGATGGATCGCTCACATGTGTTTCGCGCTGTAGTCGCTCAATTGAATTTCTGTCAATTGCCGCATGGCGCATTTCAAGTGACTGATGACCTCTGCGACGACCATATTGCTTCCAATAGGCAGCGCATGACTTACTGCAAAACTGTGCCCATCCTCTTTTTCGATCAGCAACGCGGGTCATGAATTTGTCCGGGCAACACTTGCAGGTCACTTCAATGGTTTTTCCAGTCATGCTGCCGCCTTAGCTTTTTTCTGAAGGAAGTTGAATCCTTTCTGTGCCTCTTCTTCAGTGAGGTCTGACGCCTCAAGAATTGGCCGTTTGAAGATGTCGCTGCACACCGGGAGGAAGTCTTGCTCCCAGTCTTTATTCAGCGATGTTAAGAGATCGGTGATCGCCTGAAGTGTTTCTTCGCTTGCTGCTGGTGAAAGCGCTTCTGTGGTGCTGCGCGGCGTGACGTCACGAATATCTACGTCCAGTGATTTACCTTCCATTTCTTCAGCGGTAGGCTGCTGTCCAATCTCAGGCCATGCCTTACGCAACGCCTGAGCTTCCGCACATTTCGCCAGCTGTCCATACGGGCGCTTTTTCCACATCGCGTTCGGCGCCGTGGTGTCGCGGCCGCCGGTGGCGTAGTTTTCTATCCAGTATTCTTTGGCGCTGAACTCGACGATCTCGCCGCTGGGCATGCGCTTGTAGACGGTGTATTTGCACCATTGAGGGAAGGTCACCTCGACACCAGTAAGCGTCTGAGTTACATCGGGCCCGAACTCAGGCTCACGGGCCCCGGCATAATCGCCTGAACGGTCTGCCTGAATGCGGTAAAGCCCGATGCCCGGCATGACCACGTCGCGCCATTCGCTTTTGCCCGTTCTTGAGTCTTTGACGCTCATCGGCACGAGGTGAACGGGCTTCAGCAATGGATCCAACTGGCGGGCACGGCAGTAATCGAGCGCCATCATTACCGATTCGTCTTTGGCGCCAGGGTAGATACTGTTCTTCAGCGCGCTCCAGGTAGCGACGTCGATGCCTTTTTCCTG